ATCTTTCCATAAAGCCACCAGTTACAGTATCAGTTGTATTCCTTATAACCAAATCTCTACTTGTTGATGTTGTGCTTGGTCCTTGCACACTAACAGCAAGTGTTGAATGTAAATCTAATATGACTTTAGGTATTTGTCTAGGCTCACCAGTTAAAGGTCCACCTTGTATAGCCGCATCTATAGGTAAAGTTTTAAGAGTAGGGGTAAAAGCATACCCTATAAATGCCTGACTTAATCCACTCTTTACAGCACTAGCATCTATTTCACCACTTGCCACTGTAAACTCACCTAAAAAATCATTACCATTTGTAGCTTTGACTACTGCATTATTACTAAAGTGTGATGTTAAACTGCCAAAGACACTAGCACTACCACTAAATGTATTACAAAAATCCATAGGCATATCATCTTGGAACTCTTCTAGAAATAACTTAGTAGTACCTGAGCCATCATCTCTAGCACAAACCACAAACAATCTTTCATGTACTGCACATATACTATGCCATAAACCTTGTGTATCCCACAAACTCCAACCTGCTTTTTGATCTCCTCTTACTGAATAGAATACAGCTATAGTGCCATCATTATTTATTAAAAAGGCATAAGACTCACTTCTATTCAAAGCACCTTTAATAGATGTTTGCTGTATTGGATCTAGTATAAGATGTGGTGCAAGACCTGATACAGCCACAGATGTATATGCACTTTCTGCATCTGTGAATAAAAACTCTCTCAATGCACTACCAGTTTTTTGTATGAACAAAGTAGCACCATCAAATACAGTAGGCTTTACAAAACTAGATCCAAAAGGTGTCTGCCTTCTAATCTGTGCATTAGCAGGTGTCACTGGTTTATTGGCAACAGTAGGAATAAACAACTCAGCACCAGTAGTAAATATCTGTAAATCTCTATTAGATACTAAATGTCTAATAGAAAATATTTCACCAACATTAGCTGTAAGATCTAAAGCATCATTATCTTCTGCATCAGCTACATCAAAATTAAAAAATAAACCTGACTTACTACCCCATATCCCATCAGGCTGTGCTAAAGTGCCACCAAACCAAAGTCTATTTTGATGAAATGTAACTGCCGCAGGATAGCCACGAAGAGCAGAATAACTTTGCTCACTAAACTCAGTAGTAGCCGCACCAGTAATAATACGAGGACTACCACCACCTATTGCACTAGAAGTAGCAGTTGCACTACCTCCTGCTGTAAACTCAAACGTATTTTCATCAGGTACAGCAGTAATACTTCTTGATCCATTAATATTACTATTAGCTATTCCACCAACTGCACCTGCTCTTTCTACAGTAATTGCACCACCAGTTGCCAATCCATGTAATGCTTTTGTTACTCTAACTGTACCACTACCTTCAAAAACTTCTATACTATCTATTTCAAGTTGCTGTCTTAATGTGCCTTGAATAGTTGCAGTAACTTGTGTTGCACTTGTAAAACCAGTTATTCTTGCTCTTGTTTCACCTATTAATAGATCAACACCTACATGACCAGATACAAAATAATCTGCTGATGTAGTCAATGTTACACTACTAGTTGTGCCACTTGCAGTTATAGTCATGCCTAATGGCTGAAAACTAAAGTATGGTTGAAAGATATCATTACCATCTCTTGATGTGTCAAAGTTAAATGTAGATACAGTAAATGTAGTAAGACCAGTTCTTTCTAATATTCTAGTCTGAAATGTATTGTGACATATAAACATAAGATCACCTTGCTGTGCAAAAGTAATCTCTTCAAGATAAGATGCTGATGTTGTATTAACTAACCATGATTGTCCAGTAAGTGACTGTATAGATGACACAGTGCCATCAGTAGGACTGATCTGAAATATTTCTATTCGTGTATTGCTAAATGCTATTATATATTTTTCATCATCTGAAAATATAAATGGTTCTATTCTTACACTTTGTCTAAGACTAGCCAATGCTGTAAATGCAGGATTACTACCAAAGTTATGTAATCTTTTTGTGCCAGTTCTTTTTTTTAATCCACCTTCAGATCTAATAAAAAAGTTTCTAACCTGCTCACCTGCATTAGTATACACTTTTGTATCTGTCCTAGATGTTAAAGAAGGACTTATCTCTCCAAACTGAAAGTTATTTAATGGCACTCTTACTCTAGCCATTTAACTTCTCCTATTAGAAATAAATCTTGATGTTGATAACTTTCTTGTTGTTTGTTGTTGTGCATCTATATTTCTTGCTTTAGCCATAAGTTGATTAGCTTTTGTTTCCATAAGTTGCATGAGTCTGTCATCTCTAGCTATTGATGTAGCAAAAATAGATGCTAAAGAATATTGTAATGCTAAAGAAAAGTAAGATGGAAAATCAACTTCATCTGCTCTAAATGTAAAATCTGCTACTAAACTATCTGATGTAGTGCTGTCACTAAATACCTTGTCACCATAAACCGTAAACTCTATCAATCTATCATTTATTGTGATGCCATGTAAAACTAATAGATTGCTAGGTAACTGATGTGCTATATCAAACCTGCCAGTAGGAACATCTGATAATTGATTAAGAACTGCTTGTTCTGTAGCAAATCGCCATCTCGCTGTAGACAGCATGGCTCTTACTGTATCTTCATACATATTAGTTGCTACTAAGGCTTCAGTACTAGAAGAGTCAAATGAAGTAATAGGCTCTGCACCTATAAGAACTAAGGCTCTTGATGCTATATCTATTGCTGAATTTGCTACTGTACTTGCCATATAAAGTTAGGGGGATTACTCCCCCTACTCCTTATCTTGAATCTGTTGCACTGATAGTATTACCATCAACAACATCTACTGCCGAAGCAGTTACACTATTTGCATAGATAATTTTAACAACAGGTGTGCCACCTGATGCAGTAACAACTAAAATAATGTCATTAGTATTAAACATATTAGCTGATTCACTAAAATATCCTGCTGTATCAACAGTATTTGCGGCATCTGTTGTAGTATAGTGCCAAAGATTTACACCTGATCCTCCTGCTAAACGAGTCAGGTTTGCTGCATTATAAGCCATTTAAACCTCCCTTAATTATTATCAAGAAGTTCATAGACACCATTGTCATCAATAACAACAGCACCCATGGACATCATTGAGGTTGCTAAATGAGATACTTTTTCTGCAATGTAGTTTAGTTCTGTACTTACATCAGCACCGATCCCTAAACCAACAGCAGTAGTATGATATGCCATATTCTTACCTGCTGTAATAGCCGCAGTAGAAAAGATCTTAAATCCTAAGAACTCTTTCATTGTCATGCCACCTGCAAAAGGTAAGTTCTGCTCACCAACAAAGTCTGATGATGCAAACTCATTTATATTAAATAAGTCAGCATATCCCTTTGGGTGCATAGCAATATATCTGCCACCATCTTCTGGAATGTTTGCAGTACCAAAAGTTTCAAATACAGATAACAAATCTGCCTTTTCAACAGCAGAACTTGTGTCATGTATCTGTGTACTATTAGCACCTGAATCCATTGCAGTATAAAGCAACTCGTCAGTTTTTCTTCCAAGAGCCGCCGCCGCACTTGTTGCCACAGCTTGTCGCTCATCTATATTGGTCTTTAGCTCATCTAACTTATCGATAAACTCTGCGGCAAAGAAGTCCTGCATTGTTACATCTACAGTTGTATGTGCTAGTTCCATTGGTGTTACTTGTCCATTTCGAGATTTAGTACTCGCAGTTCCAGTACCAATTTTCTGAAACCTTGCTGTATTTCCTTGTACATTAGCTACAGTACGGACAGTATTTCTTAATTTACTACCCATTCTTTGATAAGCTAAATGCACTTCGGTCTCGAACTGGGTAATAAAGGCTGTATCTATTGTATTAGCCATTTCAGTTCTCCACTAAAAAGTTAAAGTTACATTTTATCTAGTTATCCAATGTTAGCTTCATCTAGTTATCCGTTAGGGCTATCAGCTACAAACTGGGCTATATTCTTTATTTACCAAAATTTTTTCGCCTTTGCAACGTACAAATCGCAAAACAGCAAAACCATTAATCATTATAGGTTGTTCTATTACATCAAAACCTATGTAATCTAACCATTGCAATGTCTTTGCATGATCAGCAGGTACTACATTTTCTAGCTGATAATACTTATTTTGAAAGTAATCTACTACTGGAACACACCATTTTAAAAACTTTCTTTGTATTTTATATATATCATATGTGCCTAATGCCCATATTTTACCAATCATATTATCTAGAATAGGATTACAACCAAAGATAAATGCAGGTTGACCATCAATCATAACAGTAAAACTTTCACTATTAGGCTCACGGATACCTGCCATCAAAGCACGAAAAGGTGTAGCACCATGTATCATACACTCTCTAACATCTGCATCTCTCATATTATTTTGCAGATAATTTAAATGTTTAATATGTGATTTAACTATAGGGTATCCATCATAGATACCCTCGCCATTAAAGTGCCTTGAAGCCATTAGTTACTTCTTGCACATATGCCTTATCTCTTCTAGCAGGATCATAGTATCTAGGATCTCGCATCTTTGCCATCAGATCTTCTATAGTTTGTTTAGCAGGAGCAGTAGCCTGATTATTTGGCTGTGCTTGTTGCATTGATCTTTGTATAAGTTCTAATGCTTTTATACCTTCTGCACTTGAGCCAAGTTCAGCAACAGCATCTCGCAAATCTTCAGGAAAAAATTTATTAACAAATAACTGTGTAGCTTCTACTCTTGCATTTGCATTATCACCTAAATCTTTTTTTACTTGCTCAAGATCAGGTTGATTACTACTAGTATGCTCTGCCCATTTAGTTATACCTTCATTAAACTCTTCTTGTGATAAGCCATTATCCCAAGAATAATCTGCCCACCATTTAAGTAACGGATTAGTTGCCGCTTCACCTTCATCAAGTATCTCAGGTATCTGATAGTCACCTGCACTAGCAGGTCTGTTAGCATAGGCTTCTGTTTCAAGTTCTTGTAAGACTTCACTCTTTACATCTTCTCTGCTTTTGCCAAGTTTAGATGCAAGTTCATCATATGACTTTTGTAAGTCTTCTCCAGTTTCAAACTTTTCATTTAACCAAGATGGTCTAGTTGGTTCAGCTACAGACTCAGTAGTTGTGGGAGGTACACTAGCTTCTGTTGGGGTTTCTGTAGCTGATTCTGTTGGTGTAGCTTGTTCTTCACTCATTTCTTTATCCTTTGTGCATGGTTGATTCTCTTAACTATTAAAGCCACTAAGTATCGTTGCCCTTCCAAATGTCTTAACTCTGCATCTGAAATATTAGCACCACTAACTGCTTCGATAGTTATTGACTTTAAATACTGTAACATTTCCAAACCATTTGGAGTTTTAAATACTGATTCTATGACTTTGGAAATTTGTTCGTCTTGTTCTTTGGGTCTAGGGTATCCGTCAACCCCCAAGTGTTGCGGCATTAGGTAGTTCTCCTTGTTGTTGCATCTGCTGTGCCATCTGTACTAACTGTTGTCTTTCATCTGCATCTCTAATTAAATTATCAGGAACACCAAACTTCTTAGCAAGATACAGTGCAGTTTCTTCTGATGATATTAATACATTTAAAATCTCAGGACCGAATGATCCTGCCACAGTCTGTAGAAAACGATTTAAAGAAACAATATCTTGATTGCTCTGTGCTTGTGCTAGGGGAGAAACACTACGAATTTTAACTTCTCTACCATTGACTGTTGGCATTTCTATTCGACCCTGTTTCTGTAATATGTAGACAACTCTTTGTAATAATGGTTGCACCATCTCAGATTGCAGTCTACCAAAAGCTGATCCTATCTTTCTTGATAGATCTGCCATACGTTCTGCAACCTCTGTAGCTGATGCAGGTGTTCTATTAGGATCACCTAACATATCATTATACAAAGCTCTCTTTATATTATTTCTCATATCATTTAAAATTAAGTTAGCTACATCAAAAGAACCTGCCGCTCTAATAGGTTGCAAACCTTGTGAGTTTGGTGCTTTTGGAATGACTGTGCCAGGGACTAAATTTATTGTATCAACATTAATAACACCATCATCATCTATCTGATAAATACCTGATATAGCCATCTGTGCATTTTCTAAAATCATTTCTATGGTTAGATTACAAGTCTTAATTGCACTAAGAGCATTTAGTGCAGGACCTCTGCCATATATCTCACCACTTGCCTTGCTCCATCTAAATGCAATAAAAGGATTTGACCCCACACCTTTATAGATCTCAGACATAATCATTTCTTTATCTGTAATATCTATAATATAAAAACCATACTTTTCTTCATTTGGGTCATCATATAATCTACAAGATACTTCAAGTATTTTAGATTTACCTTCAGGATCTCTTGTTATTCTTTCTGCTATTTGTGGTGTCATTATAGCATTAGGATATGCAACTGGCATATCTCCATTTTTTATAGATCTTTCTCTATAGACATGATCTACTTTGCCATCAGGTCCAGTATCTAAAACTACATGAGGCAAAGGTATAGATTGAAACCTAATAGGATTAACTGCATCACCTTCCATAACACAAAGTACAGCAGTACCAAGTGCCAAGTCTATAAAGCATTCATGTATCTCTTGTGCAAAGTTTGATGTTTGTAAAATTTCAAATACATAATCTGTTACTTTATCAAGTGCATTATTTATATCATCTTTTTCCTCTTCAGGAACTTCTTGACCAGTAACAAAATCTGCCCATCTAGCAAAATTTGGTGTCAATCCTGATTGCAGTCTTGATGCAAACTCTTGTATACCTACAACTGCTGTTTCGTCAAATATTCTGTCATCTCGTCTTTCACCAATCGTTACAGTTTTAAAACCTTGACGTTGTGGCAAACAGAAATCAAATATTTCATCATAAACATCTTCAAAATGCAGTCTATGAGATTTAGCTTTCTCATAGTTTTGAAGTAAATTTTCTACAGTTTTTTCGTGCATTATCTATCGTATTCGTTATAGAAACCTATGCCACCACCTGAGCCTCGTAGCAATGATCTTCTACCAGTACCCCTTCTTTTTGTTGTAATATTTTCTTCAAGTACATCTTGTCTTGCATCAACTCTTTTTTGAGTTTCTACCTCTTGTTGAGCTTCTCTTTCCATTTCAGCTTCTTTTTCCTCTACTGTAGGAGGAGGTGGTTTTGGACTGCTTCTAGGTAAACACATTAGGATCTCCTTACATTCTTGCCCATAAGCCTACTCGTCTTTGAGGTTTTGCTCTGCGATTGAAG